TTCAAACATCCAGAGCTTGGGTTTTTGTGGATTATCCGTCCGTAGCTGACCCCGACTCACTGTCGAAAGAAGATTACGCCCTGCTCAAGCCGTATCCTATACTTCATCAAGCAGAAGCCATCGTCAATTGGCGTACAAGAACCACAGAGTTTGGCAAATGTGTCTTAGACAGAATAATTGTCAGAGGATATGAGGCTGAATACACCACCAACGAATGGCATCCCAACTACAGAGATACGGCCAGAGTCCATGAGCTGAACGAGGAAGGATACTATCAAATAAGAATTTATCAAAGACCCTCCGTGAGTACAGTTGTTCCGGTGATTGACGGTAAACAATATCGTGATTATTCTCGTAACAGAGCTCCTTTTGAACTTATAGACACCATCACAGATATCACCAGCAACGGTGAGCGTTTGAGAGAAATCCCTGCGTGGCCGTTAAACGGTTCGATTGAGCCGTCGGAGCCGCTTTTGATGCCCGTCATCGATAAGGAAGTAAGTTTGTATAACAAAATAAGTCGCCGCAATCATCTGCTATACGGTGCGTCAACTTATACCCCGATAATAATATCGGACATGCCTGATGAGGATTTCGATGACATCGTCAATGGAGGCCTCGGCACTTGGATAAGACTGAGACAGGGTGACGATGCTAAAGTGTTGGAAACACCCACTGCGGCGTTGGCCGATATGGATAGAGCGATAGCTTCTTGTATAGAGGAGATGGCGAAGTTGGGGATACGGATGTTGTCGCCTGAACAGGCCCAATCAGGTGTTGCTTTGGAAATAAGAAACGCGGCGCAGACGGCACAGTTGGGAACATTGAGCACAAAGATAAGTAACGTGATGAAACATATAATTTGTTTCATGCTGAATTGGCGTTACAATATAAGGCTTGATATTTGTGACATTGAGTTTACATTAACTTCAGACTTCAACCCAACACCGCTTGGTTCGGATTGGCTGCGACTGGCCACCGAATGGTATCAAAATGGGCTTCTTCCAAGATCCGTCTGGGTGCAGCTTCTTAAGCAGAATGATATGATAGAACCTGAATATGACGATGAAGCGGCTTTGGCTGAAATAGCTTCCGATCCAACAACAATGCCACAACAACAAAACGACAATTACGCACAATCTGTATAGCAAGGTAAAATAAATGGACATAAACGCCAACACACAAATATATGACAAGACACTAGATAGGGCTGCGATGATCAGGCTTTTTGAAAGACGTGTTAACGGTAAGGTTGAGTTGGTGTTGAACGGCCATGTCGTCCGTGTCGACAACTTGATGAAAGAGATGAACGTCACCGACAAAAAATTCAAAGATGCGGCAGATTTAGAAATAAGAGCCACATATCGAGAAGCATTAAGCACAACCAAGAAAGAGTTAATAGACTTTGTCGCCGATCAGATATCCTACACATACCAAAACATTGAAAGTGTGATAGGTGATATCTGGATCACAAAAAGACCTCCGATCATACCTGAAAAGTTGGTTTTGGAGAGGCCGTTATATAGTGACAAGACATTGGCCGCAGGTTGGTCAGGGGTGGGTCTGGATGAGCGTAAGAGATTGGAGCAGGTCATCAGAAGAGGTGTTGCTGAAGGGAAAACAAACAACCAGATAGCGTTAGAGATACGCAGGGGTAACGTCTTCAACATTTCCAAACGTCAATCACAAACACTGGTGACAACAGCCCTGACAAGTGTCAGATCGCAGGCTGACAGAGAAGTTTATAAATCAAATGAAAAGTCACTGCAAGGTTGGCAATACGTAGCTGTGCTGGATGCCCGTACCACGCCATTGTGTGCGCATCGAGACGGCCATATATATCCCATAAGTGACACAGAGCACTTACCGCCTGCTCATTGGCATTGTCGTTCCGTGACAGTGCCTGTTTTTAAATCTTGGTCAGACATGGCCTCCATAGAGAACAGTGCACAAGTCAGACGCCGCAACCTGGCCAATCTGACCGACAAGCAGGTGGCTTTTTATGATGGTCAGACTCCATTGAAAGAGACTTACAATGATTGGCTGCTTCGACAACCACAAGATGTTCAACTCAGACATCTGGGTGATTATCAAAAAGTCCAGTTGTTTCAGTCGCGTCAGTTGAACTTGGATGGATTCACCAACCCCGAAGGTAATACCATAGGGATCAAAGAATTACGTAAAATGACGGATTCAGGTTATACATTGCCCAACGACACGGTTAAGTTCGCGAACGCCAAGGCTAAACTAGACTCCATGCAGCTTTGGGCCAGCAATCCAGATGATTTCATAAACGACGTCAAACTTGCAAAAACATTGGAAGATTACTACCTGCTACAAGCAGGAGAACTCGATGGGACTTTGGCACTCACAAATTATCGAGGTACTTTGCTGCAGAACAAAAAAGCCACAAAGAGAAGGGTGCTGACATCACCTCCGATGGAAGAGCAACTGAAGTACAACCCAATAACGAACAACTACGAAGATGTCCGACGTTATCAGCCTAACATGTCTGTTCTCAATAACAATTTAAAGCTAGTAAGAGACAGTGAGAAGCTTGAACAAAAAGATAAAGATTTTATTGAGAACTTTGTGAACGGATTATCTCAGAAAATGGGTGCTAATGAGAGAGCCGTCATTACAGACAATCTCCGTATCACCTTCGGCAGATATCGTGAGAACGGTGAAGCTTGGGGTAATTTCAAAGCGGTGACACAGGGACAAATAAAGTTCGATGTCATGAACGTATCAGACTCTATTGAGACACAAATACGTCAAGGCTCAGACCCTTTGAAGAGATTACTGCTAGATGACTATATAGACCCCGTACTTGGGCCTGCTCAATTGCAAACATTGCACGACGAGTTTATTCCAAATATATTCAAAAAGAATAAGTGGGAAGACACGACCGCACCAAAAATAGCTCGTGAGCTTCGTACCGTGTTTGACTTGAACATCCCGTTAAAAATCAAAACTAGGATAACAGATCAAGACCTTCAACAGTTTTACTTACGTTTTGCTCACAGGTTGAGTTTGGCGGACATGCCTGACAGAGATCAGTTTGCGATAGCATTGGGAAGAGATTTGCTAAATCTGGCGAACTATAGCGGCTCCAGGAACGAATGGTATGACACAGGAATGGCCATTCTAGATTCAAAGAAGGCCAACTCGCTGTTCACCGTGGAAACTTACGGTGTCCAAAAGCGTCGTATGAAGAGTAGATTGAGTAATAATTATTTCGGCCCTTACTATGATTCATTATCTTATAATATACGAATCACAGATCCACGTATACAAGAGTACGCCAAGTTATCCAGAAAAGTGGACATAGGTCTTCGTGTAAGTGTTACATCGGACAGCAACAAACTTGTGTTCAGAGAGAATTCGAAAACTTACTGGGTGGACAAAGGCATTCTGGGCTACGACGACACACGAATACCGATCACGTCGACTTCCAGTTATAGTGATTTTCCGGAAGAGGTTATCGACAAAAACATGGTGGATGCTTTAAATTGGGCTTCTGCTTCCAAATATAAAGTTGACCCAGACTTCTATGACTTCACAAAGAAATTGCTATATTTCCAAGATGATAGAGGTAATGCAAAGAAGTATACAGAGCTTAATGAGTATCGCAAATACATGTCTTCGAGAGGAGATGCTTATGAACGATTTAAAGCTATGGACTGGCTTCGTGAGAAAGGTCACTCTTTTTCAAATCATGCGTTTATTGATCACCGGGCAAGGATATATGATCGTGGCTTAATAAGTCCACAATCAGGCGAGACTTTTAGACCCTTTTTAAATACAGCCGAAGCGAAGAATTTCAGTCCAGAGGATTATGAAAACTTCAGAGATCAAATTGGCGCTTTTCTGGGTGGTCTGGATGATAGATTTGAAGGACGTTACAACTCTTTAACATTTACCGGCAGGCAAAAGATAGCTGATAAGTGGCATGATGAACTTGTGAAAACAGGGAATCACATGCTAAGTGCCAAGCCTTCAGATATCAGAGCCATATTGGATTCTGAATTTGTGGCCATGGTCGACGGTGAAGAGCAAGGTAAGCTACTCAGATTCGCGATCGAGCAGGCCAAGATAGATAATCATCTCAAAAAGACTGCGGGAGACTTTCCTGACACCGGTGAATTGTTTCACATTAGTACTGTACCTTTGACAGATTTCAAATTTACACCAAGAGCACCCTCTAACTTTTTAACAAAAGGCGGGTTTGAGGACGGTACGACAGAAAGAATCTCATTTGCAGGTGATATTGATTCAGCTTTAAAAGCAATGTCAATGAATCTGAAAGATAAAAAGCTATATGTCTATAAGGCACCTAAGGGTACTAAATTTACAAACCCTACAAAAGCTCAAGTACCTGATGTTGGAATCACTAATGAAAAATGGGTAATGGAACCTGTAGAGGTAGAATTGCTTGGAGAAATTAAAGTCAGTAACGCTGTTGCAAAACCTTTTAAATATAGCTATGGGGATAATGAGGCAGAGTTGTATGGATGGGATTGGAAAAAGATAACAAGTGCCGATCCTTACTCTAAACAAAATCTTGAAAACCTTCGCAATTATAAAATATCCTTAGCTCTCGAACAGGATGCTTCATCTTCGGGTGCACAGATCATCGCCTTAACCACAAGAAACAAACAGCTTGCTGAATTGAGTAATGTGGTTCCAACAACTCAAAAACGCAGGCTGTACGACGAGATCGCTGCATCCACTTACAACGATCCTAGATTTAAAGTCATAAATGAAAAATTAGGCTTAACCGAGAAGGACTTGAGAAAGGCCGCGAAGGCGCAGAACATGGTGGACAGTTGCCATGTATAAATTCCGTTAATTGCTGGAAACTCCACAAGGGACAATCAGCAGCCAAGCTTGGAGAGGAATCTCTTTGAAGGTTCAACGACTAGGACATACCTTCCAGAACGGAAGATGAAGTCCGTACACCTCAGTGGGTGGAAAAGCGGAACACCGAAAGGTGAAGATATAGTCTGGTCTGCATAGTAATATGCAGGTATTAATCTAATTAAGGAAATAAAATGAATTACGAAAATCTTTATGTAAACTTGTTATTAAAACATGGCACTGAAGAAAAGCCTTTAGGTATATATTGTGAAAGACACCATATAATACCGAAAGCGCTTGGTGGTGACAACTCTTCAGAAAATCTAATATATTTACCGGCACGTGTACATTTTATTGTGCATTGGGTACTTTATAAGATACATAAAAACCCCGCAATGGCCCGCGCCTTTTATGGCATGTGTGATTTCGAAAGAAAACCTGAAAGATATAAACCATCCTCTCGTATATATGCAATTGCGAAGGCTGCTTTTTCAACAAAAAATCATATGAAACAAGAAGTGCACAAGGAACGACAATCGTCAATATCTAAGGCACAATGGCAAGATTCCGATAAGAGAAACAAACTTATGGCAGGTTTAATGCCTATGTTTGAAAATACGGAGCATGCTATGTATATGAAAGGAAAAACAGGGGACGCACACCCGCGCTCAAGACAGATAAGTACGCCTTTGGGTATTTTCGGATCTGTTCGTGAAGCGGGCAGAGCTTTTGGCATTGCACACAATATAATTTCTAGAAGATGTAAAAGTGAAAATGTAATATACAAGGACTACTTTTATTTAGATTGATCGGTACATGCTAACGACATGTATTTAACATTAATAAGAACTTTCTACGGAGCGGGTGAGAAGACAGGTATACTGAACGTTGAAGGCAAGCTCTCAAAAATTCTCGGTAAAGACACTGACACATTGGTGGTCAAGGCTTCAGATCGCGACATTGTCCTGAATGAGATATCGGCCCGCATAGCTCGTTATGAGAAGTTCGATCCGGACACGGCCGATGAGCTTAGAGCATTGAGAAATGATGTTAAGGATGTGTTCAACAAGGGTCTTGATCCCGGTGACGAGATCATGAGTCAGCTTTACTTCCTTGACCCCAAAACAAGAGATCTCGTGGATAAGATGACAATGTCTTATGAGCGTGTTGTTACACCCGATGACTTCAAAGCGATAGCCAAGCTGATGTCGGAACATCTGAGTGAACAAGTGCCCATTTTGAAAGATTTCACCAAGTTCTTCGGAAGGCTGGCGGAAGATTATCTTGTGCATTCCAAACCTTCAAAAAGCGACTTCGACTGGAAATCCATAGCCAAAGCCAAAGTATTCGGCAATGCGAGTAAAGGTTATGTTCTGCCCGACCGCATCAGCGAAATACTTGGAACCAAAGCCGGAGAGCCCTTGAGTCTAAAGTTTCTGCAACGTTTCGGTTTTTGGAAGCCCGGTGGAACATTGTCCGATATTATTTACGGAGTTAAAGCTCCTGACAATCGACGCACAGGCTTCAAAACAATGAAGCTGGACGTGGCTCAAATTGAAATCAGCGGAGGTGTCGAGGTATTCACCGCCAACAAGATGCCCAAGAGTTGGACTAATGTCCCTTGGGTTAATTTCGATGGCAAGGTGATTGAGCAAAACTTCACGCAAAACTTTGAAGAGCGGTTGACTTACAAAGACAAAGATGGAAATTGGGTGAACAACATTTTGCAAGTGCCTCAGAAAACCGAAGCAACTTGGTGGGAACAGACGATCAACAAATCCGGTAAGATTAATGACATTGCCGATGCCACACAAGCTCGAACCGCCTTCGCCGTTAATGGTAATCATTCCAACGATGCTGTGCTCGTTAAGAAATTCCATTTGTGGGGAAAGGAAAACAACATAGCCACTTCGACAATTCATGATGCGTTCTTCGCGAATGCTTCTGATATGTTGAAGGCAAGGAAAGCTTTGAGAGGTATTTATGGCAGTGTTTTGGAAAGAAATGTTATTCAATCCACACTCGATGAAATGAAAGCCCGAGGGTTGCCCGATGAAATTTATAACAAGTACCTGAATGAAGCCACAGATATTGGTTTGATACCCATTCCCGGAAGATCGGTTGTGGGTGGTAAGACAATAACTGATTCCGATATCTTGA